AATGAAAAAGGGGAAAAAGCGTTATGATACTCAAATGCCCTTAAATTACCACAATTGAATAGGTGGCGGGTATCCGGGTAACATTTTTTTAGAGATTTTACAATGTCCCATAATATATCGTATGTAAATCAAATGTAAGTATCTTTGAAAAAGTTTAATAATTTAAAATTTAATATGACCAAATAATCAGCTCGGATATAAGCAGGTTTGACGCTTGCCTGTATTTTTCCGGGCTTTTTATTTGGTCGTTTTTATTTAAAAGGGGGTGAGAAATTGAAAGAAGAAAAGTTAGAGCAGTTAAAAACGATATTCAAATCTACTGCTAAAAAAGTGTTTGATGATGGATATGACAACACGATAAGGCTGAAAGAAACAGATGAATATTTTAGTATAGTGGCTGATCAATTAGCTTACGAAGTTAAGATCCGCATAAATAGCAAATAAAGGGGTGATTCTATGGTTTTTGTTTACATTGTTTTTGTATGGTTAATCCTAATGATTGCTTGGAATATCTATAAAGGCAAGAAAGAAAAAAAAGCAAATGACTATCAGTAAAGGGGGGATGTCCAAATATTTCAATGGGAGATATAAATGGTAAGGGAAAATATTAATTAAGGGAGGAAAATGAAATGAAGACTAAAGAAGTGGAAGCAATATCTTGGATTAGAAAAAATATAGAATGGGAAGGTGAGCAGAAGGATTGTATAAATAACAACCAATGGGAACATTATAGGACTGCCATAGATTTAGGAAAAGTAAATAAAATTATTGGCCTACTCAAAACCAAACAAGAATTAGCTACTAACTTTTCAAGTGAGGTCGAGGAACAACAGAAGAATTTAGACCAGATAGATTTATGGGTTATGGAGATACAGGAATTAATAAAAAAAATAAGGGGGAAAATTTAAAGTGGTTAATGAATATAAAAAAGATATTGAAACTTTACTAAAGCAAACAGATGATATCGATTTTCAGATTAGGCGTTTAAGGGATGATAACAAAAAATTAACCGTAGAGAATGACAAAAAGATTACTGAATTTCAAGAAAATTTAACCAAAGTAGAATTTCAAATTAAAGACGCATTAACTAAATCTGAAGAAGAAGCAATAAAGGTTAAGTGTGGCTGGGCGCATTTTAAGGCCATGAAGGATAAGATTGTCTATACCGACAAGACAATAGAGGAAATTGAAACAAAATATCCCGCAGAAGCAGATGATTATATCAAAATATCAAAGAGCCTAAAACTTGACCCGCTCAAAAAAGATATTGAAGCTGGGAATATTGTATTGACTGAAATGAGCAGGGTGCCACAGGAAAAGAAATTCGAGTATAAATTCACAGGTTAAAATAAATTAGGGGGTAATTTAGACATGAAGACAATTACAGCAAAAAAGCTAAAGAACAGAATTAGGAAATTAGAGGGTCGGGTGAATGGATTAGAGGAGGATAAAAGATTAGATTTTATGGTGAAACTTTACAGTCTTGATGACAAAGAATTAAAAAGACATATCAATAAATAAGGTAAAAAGTAAAATTAATTAAGGAGGTAAAAGTAAATGAATGGCGAGAACATTTTCAGACAAAGATTTACAAGAATCAGTGGATTGTCTGCAATTAGAAGATTACCTAGATTAGGTAAGATTAGGTTAGGGATTAAGAAAGTATCACAAAAGACCGGAAAGGAATATCCTTCAGAAACCGATTACTTTGTTTGCCCGGCAGAGATAAAAAAGTTTTACGGAGACGAACCGAAAGAACTGAATATATCATTCCCGATGAATGACCCTGAAGTAATCTTCCCGCAATGCTATAAATGGTATGGAAGCAGTATGGGTTTGAAGTGCCGAGGGGATGGTGAAACCGCCTTAAGACTTAATGAAGAAACAAAAGAAATGGAAGAGAGAGAATGCCCTTGTGAACTTCTCGAAGAAGGAAAATGTAAACAAAGGGCAAGTTTAGTTTTTATGATGCCGGGAATTAAGATTGGTGGGGTATATCAGATTGACCTATCAAGCTACCATTCCATTGTTGATATTAATAGCGGGATTGACTATGCCAGAGCCTTATTAGGTGACAATATAGCTTTTGTGCCTTTTAAATTAAAGAGAGTGCCAAAAGAAACTCATGCCGAGGGGAAAAAACAGATACATTATACCCTGCAATTAGAACTGGATATTACAGAAGATGATCTTGCTAAATTGCAGGAAGGCAAAAGATTATTTTGGGGACAGAACAGACAATACGAGATTGAATCACCTAAACCAGAGGACGATATTAACCCTGCCTTTGACAGCAAAGCAAAAGGAGCAGTTATTGAACCTGAAACTGAAGGAGAGGTTAAAAAAGAGAAAGAGAAAGAGGCCAAGGATCAGGAAAAGCAAAAAGAAACAAAAGAACCAATAAAAGAAAAATCAAAAGAGCAGGATCTAAAAAAAGAGATTGAGGAATCAAGGGCTCGGGAAACCCAGCTAAAAAAGGATCAAGAAGAAGGAAAGAGCAAACTTAAATCTTACCAGGAAAGCAAATCCATATATAAGAAAAAGGTTGAAGAAGAAGATAAGATCTTACTGGCCATATCAGAAAAAGCCCAAAAGGTTGGGATCGATTCCTTTGAAAAACTGGTTAATTTTGCCTTAGAGCGGGGGATAATAAAAACTCACCTTACCGAGCATATAGCCAAAAAGGTATTGACTACCAACAAAGAGGTATATGCCCGGCTTATGAAAGCCCTGGAGCAACCCACCGAAGGAGACAAAGAAAAATTAGATAAGATATTTGAAACTTTAAAAGAAGCGGGAATCACTACCTGGAGAGAAATAGCGGGTTTTGCCTGTATGGGTGACCTAATTGAGCCGGGGACCGCGATAGAAGATGTACAAAAACTATTAACAGAAGATCCGGAAGCAGTAGAAAAAATAATAAATGTGGCAAAGATTGAAGAAGAGCGGGAAATTGAAGAAGGTCAGGAAATAGCTGACGAGGATATACCTGATAGGATTGGCAAATTAGAAGTAAAGAATGAAGATGCGCCATACCCGGATGAATAAGTGAACAAGAAACGGCCGCAGAATGGAAGATGACCATGTTTTATCTTCTTAGGCCTGGGGGAGTAGGAATGGGCGTGCTATCAAGGCTACTCCCCTTTATGCAATTATATTTTATATTTTATATGGAGTGAGATTATGAATAACATAATAAGCCTTTCAGGTGGTAAAGATAGCACAGCAATGTTGCTGATGATGATAGAGAAAAAAATCAAGGTTGACCATATTGTATTTTTTGATACAGGTTGGGATTTTCCAGAGATGATTGAGCATATTGATAAATTGGAAAAATATATAGATAGGGAAATTATAAGATTAAAACCTAAAAGAAGTTTTGAAGAATTATTTGGTAAGTGGGGATTTTCTTCTTTTAGAAATAGGTGGTGTACTGCTGAAAAAAGAACTGCGGTAAATAAATTTTGTAATCAACATAAACCTTTTACGCAATGGATAGGTTTTAGTTATGATGAAGCCAAACGTATCAAAAAGACAATCGGCTATTGTTACCCACTGGTAGACTGGAAAGTAACTGAAGATGATGCTCTAAGATATTGTTTAGAAAAAGGTTTTGACTGGGGTGGATTATACGAAAAGTACAATAGGGTTAGTTGCTGGAATTGTCCATTGCAGTCGTTAAAAGATTTAAAAGCATTATGGTTATATTTTCCAGATTATTGGAAAAAGTTACTTGAAATGCAAGAACAAAGTAAATGGCAATTTAGGATGGATTATACATTAGAAAAATTAGATGAGAGATTTAGGAAAGAAGAAAGTTATTATCAACTGGAATTATAAATAAATTAAGGGGGTAAAGGAAATGACAATCGAAGTCAAAGAGAACGACTACACCTGCGGAACGTGTAAGTACTATGTATTGTATAGTTTCTTTGATGTTAAAAGATATTGTTGCGGTATCATTGGACAACCTGTATCTAAGCGGCATACCTGCGACGGGTGGGAAGAGGACAAAGACGAGTTAAGCGATGATGAGAAAAGGGAGATTATCGGCGATAGGAAAGCACATGAGATTATGGAAACGGAGGGGTATGTGGAATGAAGAAGTGGTTAGTAAAAAAAACAATTATCGAAAGTTGTTTACAGTGTAATGACAAAGCATGGGTTATATCTGAAAAATGTTATTGCTGTTATAAAAAGAATTTAAGGAATATTAAAGATGTTTCTACTATCCCTAAGTGGTGTCCACTTGAAGATTACAAGGAGGCCGACCATGAAAAACCTACTTAACCTTGCCGAGTTAATAATTAAAGGCTTTGACAGCTTTTCGCTATGGTTTGGTTATGATTGATATTTTGATATTAATTATAGCCTATTCGGTTTTAAGTAAATTTTAAAGGGGAGATAAAATGAAAAAATACAGACTGCAAGAAGGGGTCGCTTGGATGTGTTTCAGGTGCAAGAAGAAGATCCTTAGTACAGAAGATATAGTCTGGTATGAAAGAAGGATTTATCACCAAAAATGCGCTTTAACTTTATTGGAAAAACTTAAGAGAAAATTGTTTGGGGATAAGAAATGAAAAAATGTAGAGAATGCCAATATTTAGAATTTATTGGTAGAGATGATTACCCCTATTGTTATGAGATGTTTAGGCTTGGTTGGGGGATAAGAAAAATACTTGATATAGATTCTATTCCTAATTTGTGTCCAAGATCTAATATGTTTCATAGAACTGCAGAAGAGTCAAGAAAATTTACCAAAGAGAATGATATTAAACTTTTGGAGTTGTTGGAATATATGAGAAGAAGAAATAATAAGGAGGTTGGAAGGAAAGATGAAAATTGATTTATATAAAAAAGAGATAAGGGCTTTAATGACTTGCTTATCTATTATAGACGTTGAGAAAGTAAACCGCCATCAGAAAATAATATTAGATAAAATTGATACTGGTAAACTATACATTAAATTATCAAATATAATATATGAATGCACATTCCCGGGGAATTTAGGACCCAACGAATGAAACAGTTAACGTCCAGCAAGAAATTTTTTAATAGATGAGGAGAAAACATGGGACAAGGTAAAAAATGGTCTGAATCGGAGATAAATTATTTGAATGAAAATTGGGGTAGAAGTACATTAACCAATCTTTCTATTCAATTAAAGAGAACTAAAATAGCGATTCATATAAAGGCAAAAAGAATGAAATTTGGAGCAATCACAAGAGCAGATGAATATATGACCGCAAATCAAGTAGCTGTTTTATTAAATGTTGATAGACATGCAGTTTTAAGATGGATTAAAAAACATAATTTAAAAGCGGAAAATAAAGTATTGCTTTTTAAAAAACGATTCTGGCTAATAAAACATTATGATTTATGTAAGTGGTTAAAAAATAATCAAAATAGGTTCGACAGTAGAAAAATTGGATTATATGGACTTGGCTATGAACCTCAATGGCTATCAGCGAAAAGAATTAGGGATAAAGAACTTCCAAAAAACAGATTTAAGAAATGGACTAATCTTGATGTACAAAGGATCATTATTAATTATAAAAATATGAACTATCAAAAAATTGCTTGGCTGATGGACAGGTCATATAGTTCGATAGACCATAAATTTAATAGATTGAGATGTCAATCAAAAACATTATTTTAAAGGAGGTAAAAATATGCAAAGGGCGATCAATCATTATATTAAAAAAAGGTCTGTAAATATTAACGGTGAATTAGGTGAAGATCATATCAATCAGACCTTTGATCTAATTGATGATGAGATTAACCAGGTCAGAAGGATAGAGATTAAAAAGGCCCGGGAAAAGAAATTAAGAGAGTGGAGAAGAAAAGAGAAGTTAAATTGTAGGCATAAAATAAACTATAAATAAACTATGGAAATACTATAAATATTTAACGTATTTCTATAAAAAGGGGGGTGAATGTAAGATGACTAATTTAGAATATTTGGAGAAGATCAAAAATGAGAATATTGACTATAAAACATATAAAGAAATAAGTGAGCATGAAATTGAATACCGCAAAACGAAGGCACTCGAAATTATTGCAGAAGAAATAATAAATTTAAATAGCACTTTAAGGAGTACAGTAACTACTTTAGAGAATATTGAAACTATCCTTAATCGAAAATAAAAAAATATAAGAAAGGAGAAAAGCCTAATGCAAGAAGCGATTAGAAATTATATTAATGGTGAAATGAAAAATCTTGTACCACTTGAAAAAATTAAAGATGAAATTGATAAAGTTGAAAGATATGAACTTAAAAGAGCAAAACAGAAGCAATTAAGACAATGGAGAAAATTAAATAAATGATCAAAGAAAACGAGGTGAGAATATGACCTATAGAGAGTTATTTGCAGTGGCAGATTTATTAAACGATATCAGGGAAGGCCGGGAAATCAAAATTCACCCTGAAACCAAAATAGATTTAGCGGCGGCAGAGAACCATTTCAAAAACATAATTTCTGATATCGACAAACAAAAAAAGAAAAGTGATGAAAAGGTTATGTATTATAAATTGGCCATCGAGGTAAACAAATGAAAGGGGGGATGATTAAGATGTGGGAATTATTAAGATTAATAGCGGGAGCTGGAGCGGGCTTTGTAATAGGAATGACTTTCGGATATATCGTAGGAAGCGATAATGGATTTGTGAAAGGTTGCAACTGGGCCTATTATAACAGAGATAAAAAATGAAAAGGTAGGATAATAAAATGGAGGAATTTAAATGAGCAAAAAGCGTTATGTAGATACAAAGTTTTGGGATGATAACTATATAATCGAAAAAGACCCAGTTGAGAAACTATTATTCCTGTATCTATTAACCAATACGCTTACAAACATTATAGGTATTTACGAGATATCTATTAATAGAATTGCTTTTGATACGGGTATAGATAAAGATATGGTAATAAAAATATTAGAAAGATTTGAAGCTGACGATAAAATTAAATATGAAAATGGATGGATAGCTATAAAGAAATTTATAAGTTATCAACAGGATAATCCAAAAATAAGGGCTGGTATTTCTTATGAACTAAAAAAAGTACCACAATCATTAATAGATTTCATAGATATTTTAGATTATGAACCAACCGAAAAAGAATTTAAAGGGAAGAAGGTACATAAAAATTTGAGAGAAAAAATACTAAAGAAGTATGATGATAAATGCTGTTTTTGTGGTTCAAAAGATAATTTAGAAATAGATCATATTATTCCTGTTTTTCAGGGTGGAACTAATGATGAAGATAATTTAAGGGTTTTATGCCAATCTTGTAATGGAAAGCGGAATGCGGGATTAAGATGGAATAAAGAAAAAAATGGATGGGATATGGGTACCCCATCCGAAAATATGGGTACCCCATCCGAAAAAATGGGTACCCCATTAATCTTAAAACCTAATAATAATAACACTTCTAAAGATGGGTCGGCTATGGGTAGTCTATCGCATCCTAATCCTAATCCTAATCCTAATCTTAATACTAACACAAATACAAAAGGAGATGTGTTGTGTGAATCTAAAATTGTGGAAATTGTGGATAAGTCATTAGAAGAAAAAGAGAAATTAAAAAAAGAAATGTTGGAGGCAGGTTGTTTTGAAGGTAGTTTTATAGAGGAAATATTTAAAAAATATCCAGCAAGTAAAATAGAAAAATATTATGAGGATTTAAAATATAAGGAGAACATTAATAATCCATCTGGATGGTTAGTATATAACCTAAAAAAGGAAGGTTAAAAGGCCTTTATAAAAATATAATAGGGAGGTATGAAAATGAATAAAAATGAATTACACAAAATGTTAATGGATAACCGGGAGGCAATAATCCAGAAAGACAAACAAGAAATACCGATAACAAAGATTGCCCGGGAATATGGGGTATCTTTTACTACCATATATAGTTTATTAAGAAAGTGGAGCGAAAAGAGAAAAGTTAAAAGGAAATATTTTAAACTTCCGAAGGATCAAAAAACAGAGAAGGAAGAAAAACTTATCGCCTTTGAGAAAACATTAAGTCCGGAATTACTGGCCAAAAGAAAAGAGAATACCAGGATAAATAAAAAATATATAAAATATTACAAAGTGGTTGAGACTGTACACGATAATTATTTGGTCCAGGAGGTATTAAAAAGATAGGAGGTGATGAATATGAAAATATTAGTTCCGTTGTATGGAGTTGCGGCAATTTTCTTCCCTGTTGGGGAAATTGATAAAGGTGGAACTTGTGAATTTGCTACGAAGAAGTGTTTGAAAATGTGTGTGGCTCTCAAGAATGCCACAGATGAGAATATAGTTGGTTATGAAACTAAATTAAAGGTATTTGAATTTATAACTAAAATGCCCCTATTTTTAATTTGCAATCAGATTATAGAAGATTTGAGTCAAATTAGTTCTAAACTTTTATACTGGTTTGCTTCTGGTGATTGTATGGGGAAGCACGTTAAAAATATTTCTGCAATAATGGAACATTTATCATTAGAAGGAGTAATCCAGTGTGGATTTACAAGAAATAAAAAACTTTGGAAGAGAACACAGAAGATACAAAATGTCAATATAGCACTGACAATAGAAAAGCTTGAAGATGTCTCCAAGACTGGATTTACGTCGGGATTAATTTCTATTCCTGATTATAAAACAGGGAAAATTAACCTTTATATGAATAATATCTTTCGAGGAAGTTGTGGGGGTTATAATACTAAACTTGTTGAAATTGTATATAAAAATGATTGTAAGGAATGTTATGAAATGAAAAAGGGTTGTTTTACCATATTTGAAGAGAGTGATTAAACGAAAAAACTGATTAAAAATTAATAGCATTGGAAAGTGATTAAATGAACAAGCAAGAAGCAATAGAGTTTTTAGAAGAGTTAAGGAATTCTTTTATCAATATTGAAAAAATGATGGATGATATATCGTCAAGAAAATCATGGAATAGGAACGTTAATGGTCTTAACCAAGTTATTTGGCTTTTAAAAGAGAAGGAGGTTAAAAGCGATGGAAGTTAAAGATATTTCAAAATACATAGATACAGCAACAAGAAATAGACTAATGGTAACAAAACATCTTAGAGAAATGAAAAAATATCTTAGCCATTTAGAATTTGATTTAGGAGCTTGTGGTCGTATTGAAATGTATAGACCTGAACTAAGTTTAACTTCTGAGTATGCACCAGAATATAAAGACCGAATCATACAAGTAAAAAAGATTCTAAAGGAATATAAAGTGATTTTAAAAGAAATGGAAGAAGGTAGAAAAAGAGATGAGAAGGAGGCAAAAAGCGATGGGAATTAAGGAAGCGATAAAGTTTGACTATATAAATTTCTTAAAATCTTTTAAAGAACTTATCACTAGAGAATTTTATAACCCACCAGGTATAAGAGATGTAAATAAAAGAATTGACGAAATCATTGCCCTACTCAAGCGTGGCGAGAAGTATGAGGCGATTGTGAAGAAGGTAAAGGGTAAATATGGTCACACAATTGTACGTTGGACAGGTAATTGTAAAACATTAAGAGAAGAGATAAGAGAATTAGAGCAAAAATTCTTCCCGAAGGAGGCGAAAAATGACTATAAGTAGAGATGATTTACGGCGAGATATATTACAGATTTTAAATGAAGAATGGGCGGATGGCACTAATTCCGAGATAGCTTATATGATTTTAGATAAGGTTGATGAATATATAAGGAGGTGAAAAGCGATGGAAGTTAAGAAGATGAATACACAAGAAGCAATAGAATGGTTGGAAGTAGAGAAACAAATGTCTTACAATGATAGAACTCAAAAATGTACGAGAGAAGTTATTACCTTACTCCAGCAAGGCGAGAAGTATCGGCAGATGTGGGAGGAATTTAAAGGAAAGGCAAGAGGTTATAATGCTATTAACCAAATATATTTAATGGAAGATTTACAGCAAAAATACTTCCCGAAGGAGGCGAAGCGTGGTTCATATTTTTATGAATGCACATCAGAAGAGATATATCATTTGAAGAAAATACCATTGAAGGAGGCGAAGGAATGAAATTAAAAGTGGGTTATGAAAAGATTAAAGGATTTAGCGATCCGGTTAAGAGAGCAGGGCGAAATAATGATTGGATTACCTGGGCTATCTTGGCAATTATAAGTTTGAGTGGGATTATATATTTGATATTCGAGGCGGCGAAATGAAAAGAAAACTCAGATTTAAATTCAAGATAAGCGAAAATGATATTAAAGCACAGATAAAGGACTATCTGACTATTAAAGGTTGGTTTTGGTTTTATAATTTACAGAGTATCGGTTCTTATGATGGCATACCTGATTTTATAGCTATAAAAAACGGGCGCACTATATATCTTGAGGCAAAGAAACCAGGCGGGACACAATCTCCTGACCAGATAGATTTTGAACGGAATATTACATATCAAAAAGGGGAATATTATCTAATAGATTGTTTGGAAGACTTGATAAAAATAATATTATGAAAGGGGGTGAATAATATGTTTAAAAAATTAAGATTAGAATTAATAGATTTGGTTCGTAGGGATAATGAAATTATGTGGAGACAAATAAATAACAATAGAGAGAAAGTAAATAATTTATATAAAAATGATTTTCACAATTATCCAAGACCGAAGGTAGATTTATTGAGCGATAATCTTGGTGAATTTGAAACTAATGTCTGGAATGAAATGAGAGAGCTTCAAAAGAGAGTAGAGAAGTTAGAGAAGAAATAAAATTCTTTGACTAATTAAGGCGGTTGATATAAAATGAAAGGAATAAGGATACGGTGCAAGAAATGTGGTAAAAGGCTTTTTGATGGATTGCCGGGGATGGACATTGCTACCGGCAAGCCGAAGATATTAGAGATAATCTGTCCCCGGTCTGACTGTAGGACCATGAATGTAGTTACCTGCAAAATGAAAGTGGAGGAAAGTCTTGAATTTATTTTTGTAGGGACCCCTGGGGAATGGAATAGAGTAAAGAAAGAAAGGATTGAAGAATTAAATAATCCGAGAGCTACTTGATAGCCAGTCTTGAAAGCAGAAATTGCTTTTTAGTCTGGCTATTTTGTTTAGGAAGGTGCTGTATGAAAATATCTTTTTTAGCATTAATTAAAAAGATGGAACAAAAGTCTTTAGTTTCGCTTGATAAAGAATGTAGATTAACTCTACAGTTTCAAGCTGATGATGATATTATTGATAAAATAAATAGATTACATAAACCAGATGAATTGGTAAATATAACAATAAATAAAATTGAGGGATGATTTATGTCAAGTAAGAAAGAAATTAATGAGCGAATATTAGAGATATCAAAAATGTTAATGAATGAATTAACTACTCCAGAAATTCTTCAAAAAGCTTCCGAAAAGTGGGGTATATCAGATAGACAAACAAGAACTTATATAAGGCGTTGTTATGATTTATGGCATAAAGATTTTGAGAAAAAAAGAAAAAGGAATTTAGATTATCATTTAGCTAAGAGAGCAGACATATATAAACAAGCATATAATAAGAAACAATGGAATATTTGTTTAGAGATTATTAAGGATGAAGCCAAACTAATGGGGATATATCCCTCTGAAAAACATGATATAAAAGTTGAAGGAGAATTAAAAATTATCAATGCCAAAAAGAAACTCGTTGAAAGATTCGATAGCCTCATTGCCAAAAGAGGAAAGGGACAAACTACTAAACAGCCTGACTGAAGAAGAAGCCGAAGATATTTTATATGACTGGGAAGTATGGGCCAGGCCGAAACAATTACCACCACCCGGAAATTGGCTGACCTGGCTGATCAGGACCGGGAGGGGCTGGGGAAAGACCCGGACAGGTTCGGAATATGTTATAGATCAGGCCAGGAAGGGGGCTGAACATATAGCATTAATTGCCGAGACCAAAGCAGATGCCAGAGATACGATGGTAGAGTTAGGCCCTGCTTCTATATTAAAAATCTCAAGACCTGGTTTTATGCCTAAATATGAACCTTCAAAAAGAAGAGTAGTTTGGCCCAATGGTTGCGTGGGAACTATCTATTCAGGAGATGAACCGGATCAAGTGAGAGGTCCTTCTCATGATATTGCCTGGATTGATGAGTTGGCTAAATTCAAATACCCCCAGGCGGTATGGGATAACCTTCAATTTGGTTTAAGGAATAGAGAGGATATAAGAATTTTGATTACCACTACCCCCCGGCCTATCCCCATTCTCAAAGAATTAAAAGATGATCCTGATACCGTAGATGTCCCCGGCAGCACTTACGAAAATAAAGACAATTTGCCCCAGAGATATTTTGATTATATCATTAAAAAATATGAAGGTACAAGACTGGGAAGGCAGGAGATTCATGGCCAGTTCTTAGAGGATAATCCCGATGCCTTGTGGACCAGGAAGATTATTGAAGATAACAGGAGAAACAAACATCCTGATTTAGTCAGGATAGTTGTAGCAGTTGATCCAGAAGCTACTGACAATGAAATGTCTTCTGAAACTGGGATAGTAGTTGGTGGTATATGCAAAGATAATCATGGTTGGATATTAAGCGATGGCACGATCAAAGGGAGTCCAGATAAATGGGGCAATGCTGCAATAAGCGAATATCATAAATTTAATGCTGACCGGATAATAGGAGAAGTCAATAATGGTGGCGATATGGTGGAATATGTAATTCATACCATAGACAAAAATGTATCATTTAAGGCAGTCCGGGCCAGTAGGGGAAAATATATAAGAGCTGAGCCAGTAAGTGCCCTATATGAACAAGGGAAAATCCATCATGTGGGAAACTTTCCAGACTTAGAAGATCAGCTTTGCGAGTGGGTGCCAGGGGATAAATCACCAGATAGGCTTGACGCTTTAGTTTGGCTGATAACTGAATTGATGTTAGAAGAAGTACAAGAACCTAATTTTTATGTCTCAAAATGATATTTGACAAAAACAAATTAGTTTGTTAAAATATTTAAAAAGAATAATCTGAGAGCTTCCAGAAAGCCAAAAGTGAAATCTTAACCGATTTTGTTTTTGGCTTTTTTTTGTTATATATACAAAGGGGGTGGTGATACCATAAAAGTAGATATTCAATTTGCTAAACGAAGATTAAATTTTGATGTAAATTTAACTAAATCAAGCGAGATTTCAAGAATTAATGATTCCCGATACTGGCCTAATGAGTCTACTTCTTTATATTCTGAAAATACTTTCAGGAATACATCGGAGCAGATTAAGGCTTATCAGGGTTGGGTGGGTGATTGTGTATCCTTAATTGCCGAAAGAATAGCCTCAATTCCCTTAAAATTATATAACAAGGATGATGAGTTGATTGACGAACATCCCTTCTATGACCTCTTAAATCATTTTAATCCCGATACTACTAAGTTTATGGGCAAGGAATTTATTTCTATTTATCAAGATCTAACCGGCGAATGTTACATATTAATGCTTAAAGACAGGTTAGGCATACCGAGAGAATTATTTTTTAGGAGTCCCGAAAAGATGACTCCGAAAGTAAATAAAGGAATTATTGAAAATTATAAATACTTAGAAGGGACGAGAGAAATTACTTATCCCAGAGAAGATATTTTATATTTCAGATATCCCAGTCCTACTGACCCATATAGAGGGGCTTCTCCAGTCCAGAGGAAGGCCTATGCTTACGATACCGATAAATATAATATGATTTATCAGCTAAATGTATTTAAAAATGGAGCCCACCTAAAACAAATTTTGGAAACAGATGCGAACTTAGAACCCGAACAAGCCAAAAAGATTTTGACCTTATTTGAGCAGACTTATGGTGGGATAGAAAATGTAAATAAAACGGGGGTTTTAGTGGGTGGTTTGAAACTTAAAACTATTGGTATGTCTAACAAGGATATGGAATTTATGTTATTAGCCGAATGGACTATGAGACAGTTAGCAAGTGCTTATCATACCCCACCGCAGAAGCTGTCCCATCCGGAGCAGACTAATTTAGCTAATATGCAGGCCTTAGATACAGCATGGAATAGGGAATGTATTCTACCAAGACTTATCAGGATTGCCGAAATATTCAATACTTTTTTAATACCGCTTTATAAAGAGGATGGCCTGCATTGTGAGTTTGATAATCCTGTTCCGGTTGATGAGGCATTTTTATTAAAGAAAAGAGAAATTGATTTAAAGACTTTTGTAATTACTCCTAATGAGGCAAGGGTAGAAGATGGGCGTGATGAGGTCCCCTGGGGTACAGTCCCACTCGTGCCATTTAATATTATGCCGTTATCTGGTAATGGTGGCAATGGAGAAGAAGAATCAGCAAAAGCTATTATTAAGAAAGAACTACCTCAGGAGTATAAAGACAAATACTGGGAAGTTTTTATTAAGCGAGTTACCCCACTTGAAAATAATTTTAAGAGAGGAATAATTAAACTATTTCAAGAACAGGAATTAAGAGCATTGCGAGCTTTACGGAAAGGTAAAGCAATCACAAAAGATATTGATGACGTATTAAGGATTACCCATGATGAGCGAGAGATAATGAAATTTACCGAATTTACCTTACCGAGAATAACCGAAACTGTTGAGATAAATGGAACTGCCGCTATGGCTGAATTGGGCGTAGAGATAAGTTTTGACGTTACTAATCCCAATGTGGTAAAATGGATTAAAAAGAGATGCGGGAATTTAATTAAAGATATATTAGATACCACAAAAGATAAGTTGAGAAAGACTTTAGCTGAAGGGATTGAAGCAGGGGAAAGCATTCCTAAACTTGCCAGCAGGGTAAGTGCTGTTTATGATGAGGCAAAAGGTTCAAGAGCTATTAAAATAGCCAGAACTGAGACTATTGCAGCCAGTAATCAGGGAGCATTACAGGCTTATGACCAGTCGGGAGTAATAGAGAAAAAGGAATGGTATTGTGCTGCTGATGAACGGACTTGTGATGAATGTTCGGCAATGCATAAAGAAGTAGTTAAACTACATGATAGTTTTAGTGGTGGGGTAGATTCGCCGCCCCTCCATTGTAATTGCAGATGTGTAATATTGCCATATTTAGAATAAGGAGAAATGAATAATGTTTTTATTAATATTATATCTTTTTATAATAATATTTGTCGGTATAACTTTCCCAAATAATAATTATATATATAAAAGAAATAAACCAATGACATCAAGACCAAAAGTAAGACCAAGACCAATGCCAAAATAAATTAATTAATTAAAATTAAATAATCCGAGAGCCCCTTGAGAGCCATTTTAAGAAGTTGTAATAGACTTCTTTGATGGCTCTTTTTTTTATGAAAGGAGAAATGAAATGGCTTTTAAAAATAAAGGGAAAAAACCTAAACCGGGGATAGATTGCAAAGATTTCAAACCAATGTTTTGGGATAGGAATCATTGTAAATTGTCTGATAAATGTGATTTCGGAGATCAATATTATATTGCAGAAGGTCGTTTTGGGTGTGGAGGTTATTGCACAGGAATAAAATGGGATGTTACATTGTTAGATAATAATAATCCACCTCAAGGTGGAAGTGGAGTTCCAAATAAACAAATATTTTTGAAAGTGAGGTGATAAATATGCCAGAAGAAATAATGATAAAGACTTATGATGCAGAAACAAAAGAAGTTGAAGGCGAAAGAGCCTTTGAGGTAACTATTACTACGACTGCAGTAGACAGGGATGGCGATATTGTAGAAGCCAAAGGAGCAAAGCTGACTAATTATCGCAAAAATCCTGTCGTGCTTATGGCTCATGATTATAGAGGATTGCCTATTGGTAAAGCTGAAAATTTAGTCAAGACTGATGATGATATTAAAGCAAAGGTAATATTTCCACCAGAAGGCGATTATCCTTTAGCTGATATAGTTCATAGATTATATAAAGGTAAATTTATGCGAGCCTGGAGTATCGGATTTATACCTATTAAGACTGAGGATATTGTTGATGAGGATAATGGGGGCAAAGGTGGAGAAGATAGCATAAGACGAGGAGGTAGGAGAATTAAATCATGGGAACTATTAGAATTTTCGGCTTGTGCAGTGCCTTCAAATCCTGAAGCCTTAACCAATATGGTAGCAAAGGGTATCAATATTGATACATTAAAAGAAGCCGGGTTTATCGAGATTGAAGAAGATGAAAAAGAAATAATTCTAAAGCCCGAAGAAACTGACGAGTTTATCCATATCCCGGTAAGGTCAGCAGCAGATTTCGTAAAAGATTCATTTAGAACGATTGACATAGATGCCAAGAAAGGAATTAAGGCAGTAATTGGAAAACTCAAATCAGATCCACAAGGCTCAACCCATGTGCAGAAATATATTTTTGATAAAGGTAAAGGATGGACTCTATCTTCTGCACAAGAATGGGTGCGAAAACATGGTAAAAGTATAATCTATCAATGTGTTATTTGTGGTAAATATTTTATGGATTCTCCAAGCGCTAATAGGAAAACTTGTTCAACTAAATGTGGATATAAATATTTATCTCAATTAAATAGCGGTGAGAATCATCCTCAATATAAAGGTGGAAAAGAAAAAAGAATTTGCGAACAATGCGGAGAAATTTTTGAAGTTTATAGAAAGGGGAATAATCAAAAGTATTGTTCTAAAAAATGCCACAATGAATCTATGGAAATTGAAAAAGAAATAGGAATTTGCCTTATATGTAATAAGGAATTTAATTATAATCCCAATCGTCCACGGATATATTGTTCAAGAGAATGTTTTTATAAAGGAAATAGGGAATTTATAAAAAATCTTAATAAAGATAATCAATTGAGTGAAGCTCAATTAGAAGCTCTTGAAAATGGTAGATTAAATAGATTTGGTGGATATCAGACAGAATGTAATGATGGGCATATCGTTCAGAGTAAATTTGAAGGAATATTCGATGATTGGTTATATAAGGAAGGAATAAAGCATAATATTCAGGTAAGAGTTTGTAAAGAACGATATTGGACTTGTGATTTTGTTTTAATTAATAGTGATGGTAATAGTTTATGGGTAGAAATTGATGGGATGGGAGAATTAAGGAAAGAATATGGTCATAAAGAAACTTGGGAAGAAAAGATAGATTATTATAATGAAAATGATTATAGATTTATGATTATAGATAAAGACAATATCGAAGAAAGTAAAAATGAATTAAAAAAGATATTTCCCAAATCAGAGGAACAAGAAGAACAAAATAAGAGTTTTAATCCTAATGAGATATATGAGATTGTTAAGGAAAATAAAGAATTAAAAGAAAAGGTCGATAAATTAGAAAACGAAAACAAAGAACTCGAATTGAAGGCTGGAGCAGTCTTGAACAAAAGGAATAAGCAAGACTTAAAAGATGCTCAAGCTAAGATTCAAAATGTACTGGATTCTGCTGAACCTATTGAAGAAGATAGTTTGGAGATTGAGGATACAAAAGATATTAAAGATGACGATACAGGAATCGATATAGAAGTCAGTGATATAGATGATGTAATGGTAGATAAAGGAATAGATGAAACAAAATTAAAAGAAATTATTGAAAAAACATTTGAAGAAAGTAATAAAAGCATAAAGGAACATCTTAATAAAAAATTAGGTTATATTACGGGCAGAGTCAAATAAAAAAAAGAAAGGAAGTGATTTAAAATGTTAACAATTAAAGAACTAATGGAAAAATTTAAAGAAGCGCAAAAAGAAAATAATATACAACTTATGGCAGAAATAGATGAGAAATTAAAAGCATTAACAAAAATTGATCCAAGTAAGAGACCCTCTGGTGATGATGGGGATAAAAATAATCCAGAACCGAAATGGAAATCTTTCGGTGAATTATTACAGGCTGTGGCAAAAGCAGAAACCAAACATGAATTAGATCCAAGATTAGTTTATGAAAAACAACTTGGAATGAACGAGGGTGTTGGTGCTGATGGTGGGTACAACAAAGATGCTCACATTAAATCTTGCTATATGCTGGAAACCCCTAAAATCTTCATTACTCCTATGGGAGTGACAATATGAAGAATGTAACAATGGGCAATCAGCAGGCAACCCAAATTGAATTAGGATGGTTAGCAGGTATCATTGATGGTGAAGGTTACTTGGGACTTTCTATTAGTAAAGAATTGAGAACTAAAACCCCAAGTAATAGTGTTACACCTGCGATGCATATTTGTAATACGGATGAACAGATTATTTTAAAAACACAAATAATTATGAGAAAATTAGGAATTGTTACCTATGTAAGAGCAAGTGACCATAGTAAATATAATAAAGATGGTAAAGTTAGAAAATATGATAAGATAATTTTTACTATTCAAGTGCATAGATATATAAATATGATAAAACTTTTAGAATCCATAGGTAATCAATTAACAGGGAATAAGAAAAAAAGAGGTAAATTGATTTTAGAATATTGCAAATCCAGAAATGCCTCTTATATACCAGGCAAACGTAATCATCCGTTTACAGATAGAGAATTGGAGATTATAGAAGAATGCTTACCACTCCAACGAAGGGGCGCCTCAGAGACTATACGCAAGATACAACTTGAAAGAAGTAAAATTTATGAAATGCAAAGGAAGAGAGAGAAAGGAGAAGCTATGAATCATCAAATTTTGACTTACTGTGATAATTGTGGAAAGAAATATTATCTTTCTCCTTCTTCTTTCAAACATTCTATACATCATTTTTGTTCTAAAATTTGTTGTATAGCATTTCAAGGTAAATATCAAAAAATATATCAATATCCGAAGATACAAGTTGTAAAGATATAGTCCGACCTCATATGAGAGTATGAGAGATAGGTAGAAATATCCTATCCCCTGAATAAAATCAGGAGTAACAAAAGTGTTCTTGTTGTACCAGAATTTTCAAAACAATTATTAATGCAGACTTATGAGACTGGTATTTTAACTAAAGATTGTTGGAAAATTCCTATGGCCAGTAATAGGTTAGTAATGAATGCTGTCGATGAAACTTCAAGAGTTACCGGTTCAAGAGGCGGCGGATTATTAACTTACTGGTTATGTGAAGCTGGAACTAAATTAGCAACTCATCCAAAACTTAGACAAATAATATTAGGACTCAATAAGCATATCGGTGCATATTATGCAACAGATGAATTACTTGAAGATACTTCTGCTTTAGAAGCTGTTGTATCTAAATTATTTGCACAAGAATTTGGATGGAGAATCGATGATTCTATATTAAATGGAACTGGTGCCGGAATGCCGTTAGGTATTTTAAATGGCCCCGGATTAGTTACCCGAGCTGCAGAAGCCTTACAACCTGCTGATACAGTAGTGGCTGAAAACATATTGGGTATGTGGAATTTAATGCCTGCTGCAAATAGAAACAAAGCTAAATGGTATATTAACCAAGATGTAGAACCTCAATTAATGCAGATGTACATTCCTGCAGGATTGGGTGGATTACCAGTATATTTACCTTCTGGCGGCTTTGTTTCAGCACCTAACGGAGTTTTATTAGGCAGACCGATTCAACCTATTGAGCAATGTGCTGCACTCGGTAATGTCGGAGATATAGTATTTGCTGATATGAGTCAATATGTTCTCGGTGAAAAGAGTGGCGGGATACAAGCCGCAAGCTCTATCCATGTAGCCTTTATGACTGACCAACAGGTTTTCAGATTTGTACTTCGTATAGACGGACAGCCATTGTGGAATAGTGGAGTATTAGCTGCAGATTCTGTTACTACCAGAAGCCCCTATGTTGCTTTGGCAGCAAGATAAAAAAATATTATCGAAAGGAAGTGATTAATAATGAACGTATTTAGTGAAACACACAAAATAGTTAATGCAATAATACCGACAGCAGCCGATACTTTTACTACAGGTGCTGGAATAGTTTCTGACATAGTGAATATGGAGAATTACAGGAAATGCACCTTTATAGTTGCAACAGGAGCTGCTGCTGCTGCTATTCAAACAGTAAGGGTATTTGCTGGAGTTGATAATGTAGTTTGTGCAACCCCGATAACTTTCAAATATAGAACTCAAGCAGCTGCTGGAGTTCCTGGGATAGGCTCAGATGTGCCGACTACTTTAACCGATGCAGGTATTTTAGGATTTCCGATGATTTCCACTATAGCAGGTGGAATGGCTATAATCGAGGTAGATGCTGCTGTTGTGGCTGCTGCTTTGGCAGGGGCTGACCATTGTGCTTTAACTTTAGTAGATACAACTCTTCCACTTGCACAATTAGGTTGTGTTATTGCAATCCTAAGCGAGCCAAGATATCCGCAAGATATTTTAGCAACCGCAATAGACTAAAATTAGAAGGAGTTTATTATGTCTTTACAAGTACGGCTATATGTAGACTGGCGAGAATATAACCGAAACGAGGTTATCGAGGTTAACGACGCTGTAGGAATGTCGTTAATAAATCAGAATATTGGCGAGGTCTACATAAAGCCAAAGATAAAGAAAGTAAACGTAAAGCAAATTGACAAAGCACCCCGTGACAAAATGCTGCGGGGTGCAGTCAATAAATAAAATGTTAAAAAAATAACCTTTTGACCTTAAAAGGGTTGCTTTTTTAAATAAAAGCGAAAGGAGATGATTATTATGAGTAAGACTTATGGTAAATATAATTGGTTTAGTACAGGATTCCCGGTAGTTTATGATAAGGCGACAACTGAGTCTTTAGTACCGATGTTTCCGGTAGTTTTTTATGATGACTTTTTAGGGGGCGATGTACTCTTCCCTGCAACAGGAACAGTAGAAGCTGGAAGTCCCTGGTCTACATTGATTTTAGGAAATGGTGTAGTAGCGAAGGTAGCAGACGGAATAAATGGGATTGCTTCATTATCTGTAGTTACTGCTGCTGCAGCCTCGATTGCAGCTTTAGATTGGAATAACCAGGAATCATTAAGTCTGGAACAAGGACTTATTTTCGAGGCAAGAGTGCGAATCTCTATATTACCGACTATGGGAGTAGCGGGTACAACGGAAATGGTATGGGGACTTGCAGGGACACATAATGCTGTTCTTGATAATATCGATTGTAATGCTTGGTTCAGGCTTCAGCATGATGCGAATACTATTTTGGTATGGGAAACTGACAATGATGTTGCTGGCGGCGATGATGATGTGAATGATACAGGTATTGTTATAGCGACTGGTGATTATCATATTTATAGAATTGATGCAACCAATATAGCCGCAGTTAAATTCTATGTTGATGGTGTATTAGTTGGAACTGGTAATATGTTTGGAATACTTGCGACAGTTGGTGATGTCCAACCTTATTTCAACGTATCAAAAACTGATGCTAATAATACTGGAGTAGGAACTATGCTTGTTGATTATGTGCGTGTATTCCAGGATAGAAGTTAAAAATTAAACGATAGGGGGCGGGGCGACCTGCTCCCCTAAAAAATATAAATAGAATGAGGTGATAATATGTATAAATTATTTTCAAAAGTATGCAGGTGGATAAGGCATAAGATGTATGAGTTACAAGATATCGGGGTTGTAGAAATGGAATCCCAGTTATCAGCCGTAGTAATCAGAAATGGCGTAAGAGAAAATCTCGGTGTTATCTGCCGTAAAAAAGTAACTACAGCCTTTGTTGAGTATCTTGTAGATAACTTGGTTGCAGAAGTATCAGCTTTTGGTGACTTTAAATTTCACGATAGCGGAATTGGTACTACAGCAGAAAACAAAACTGATACTGCAATGGAAACCGCTTGGGGTGGTGCAAGAACGACAGGTACACAAGTTGAAGGTGCAACTGGCGAAATCTATAAGTCTGTCGCAACTACAACTTATAACTTAACCAAAGCTATTACAGAACACGGAGTATTTAATATCGATGCTGATGGGATATTAATGGATAGAAGTGTATTTGCTGCCATTAACGTAGTAGACACTAATCAGATTGAATGGACATATCAATTAACTTGCAATGCTGAAACGTAAAAAAATAACAGGGGCTATTTTTATTGAATAGCCCCTTGAGGTAAATAATGGGTCAAATTAGTATAGGAACATCAATAGACACATCTTTAATAAGATGTTGTCGTTGTCATAAGGGATATGAAATTAAAGGCAATATCTATGAAAACAATATATTGGTTTGTCCCCATTGTGGATTGAAACATAAGATTGATTTTAAGCTCCTTGATAAAAAAATAGAGAATTTAAAAAGAATAGATAGATTAAATTTAACTGTCATTGATATAGGAAGTGGAGCCATAGACAGAGGTACTTCACAAGGTGGCGACCATACAATTATAGCTATAGAAAACCCTGCTAATGAAACTGGAAAAATAACTTCTTTTGAAATCTGGGCTTATACAGACATGTCCACTGTTAAAGTTGCTACTTTTTTTAATGTAAGTGGTACTAATTTTAGTACACGAGATTGGGAAGCTATTCCTGGAACTATAACTGCAGGGGCTAAACGAACTTTTACCGTTGACCTTGACGTAGAAGTAGGGGATTACCTTGGAATATATTGGACTGGCGGTAAAGGAAGCATAGAAACGGACGGAAGTGGAGGAACTGGAGTATGGTTAGCCATAAATACTGATCGTATCCCTTGCACAAACCAAGTATTTACAGTAAACAATAACGCTGAAATATCTATTTATGGCACAGGGGAAACAGCAGCCTCAATCTTTTATAAATCTTTAGCAGGTGAATTTTCTGCAACGGGTTCAGTCGTAAAATTGCCAAAGATAATTTTATCAGGTGTATTCGGAGCAACTGGTGGGGTTTCATCTGTCTGGAAAGCGTTTAAGTCTTTAACAGGTTCGTTTAACTTTACTGGCAGTCTGGGCAGGTTAACAAAAAAAGCGGTAAGTGGTACTTTTGACTTTACGGGTGGAGTGCTTAAAAAGATATCAATATCTCTTTCAGGTGCTTTTGATTTTACTGGTGCAGTCGGTAAGGCAATAAAGAAATCACTATCGGGGGCTTTTAGTTTTACAGGAGAATTATTAAAAAAGACACTAATATCTTTGTCAGGCATTTTCGGCTTTACTGGTGACGTGTCTGGTATATTAAAAATATTTAAGTCATTATCAGGAGTATTCGGGTTTACAGGGACAGTTAATAAATTAATCAAAAAAGGTTTGTCAGGAGCTTTTGGTTTTGTAGGTGATTTAGCTTCACAACTTTTAGGTGGAATATTCTACAAATCTTTGTCAGGTGGGTTTGGCTTTACTGGTGGCGTATCTACTATATTAACGAAGTTTAAAGCACTTGCAGGGTCAATTGATTTTAGTGGTAGTCTGAATAGAATAACAAAGAAAGTATTATCGGGCAGTTTTGATTTTGTAGGGTCTGTTGTTATAAAGCAGTTTAAGAGCTTGGCTGGTGCTTTCGGATTTTCGGGCAGTATTGGCATACTAATCAAGAAAACCGTATCTGGTGTATTTAACTTTTCAGGCAATCTGAATAGATTATCTAAAATATTTTTAGCAGGCTCATTTAGTTTTACCGGTGGAATTAGCACGGTTAAGAAAATGTTTAAGGTGATAACAGGGTCGTTTGGGTTTACCGGAAGTATAGGTATATTAACTAAAAAAATATTAACCGGTGTTTTGGTTTCAAACGGAAGTTTATTCAAAACAATTAAGATATCTTTAGCAGGTGTCTTTGGATTTAGTGGAAATATTAATAAATTAACTAAGAAGATGTTATCTGGCGTATTTTCTGCAACGGGAACTTTAGTAAATATCTTTACACAATTTATTTCATTGACTGGCTCATTTGGCTTTACTGGTAATGTTAACAAACTAACTAAAAAGATATTATCGGGGTCGCTCACTTTTTCAGGGAACGTAGGAAGAAAAATAAAGATAGCACTACATGGCGTATTAAGTTTTACTGGTTCTTTAACTGGTTTATTCACTTTACTCGTAGAGTTTTTACAGGGCTTTTTGTCAATAACTGCAAATAATTCTGTCTTATCGATAAGTGCAAACGGTTCAGTTCTATCAATATCTTGTAATGAAAGCGTTTTATTAATAGTTGAGAATGAATCGACTTTATCAATATATAAAAATGAATCTATCTTGACAATAGAGGGGTGATACTAATGAGTAATTATATAATTGGCGATACAATTCGTTTAAAAGCAACGATTAAAAATTTAGCAGGTGTAGAAGAAGCCCCTGTAAGTATAAAAGTATCAGTTCTTCAGTTAGATGGGACTGTAGTATTAGCAGCAACCGTGCCTTCATTAACAGCCGGTACTACTGCTCAATATTATTTTGATTGGTTAGTCGATACAGTTAATGAAACAACTAAATTAATAGCTTTATGGGAATGGACTGGGCATAAAAAGAAAATGACTTTTGATGTAATACCAACGTATTAAGGGGGTGATTATATGATAGTAGATATTGAAAATGTATTAGGTTTTTGTAATGCAAATACCGATGAGGAATCAGCCATAATTACCACAATCCATAATGGAGTTGAGGACTGGGTGGAGAATCATTGCAATAGAAAATTTGAGGCGGCTCTCTATGTGAAGGAAAGGCACGATGGCATTGGCGAGCAGATAATCTATTTTAATCAATACCCTGTATTAGCGGTTAATCTTGACGACCTTGTATGGGATAGCACAGCTAAAACAGTAACAAGGGCTGACGGTGGTAGCTTTGTAACTGATGGCTTTGTAGCGGCTGATAAGGTGTTAGTGCAATACAGCGACAGTAATAGCGGCTTACTTACTATAGCGACAGGCGGGGTGGCTGCTCTGGCTTTAACTTTCGATGATAGTATCACATCTGATACAGATGATGACGATGTAACATTATCACACTTCCGGGAACTTTGGGTTGGTGAAAGTAAAATTGATGGTGATAATTATATAATTTTCAATGACAATATAGGTTATCCTTCAGGCTTTCGTTGTGGTTATGGCAATGTAAGATTTACATATTATGCAGGGTATAGTGCAAGTAATATGCCTAAAGATTTACAGATGGCAATAAAGATTATAGTTAAATATATGTATCAGAAACGGCAAGAAGAAATTTTCGGAGTTAGACAATATAGCGTAGGAGATGTAAATGTAACTTGTGAAGATGGAGATATTCCGAAAGAGGCAAAGGCGATATTAGAAAAATATAGGAAGGTATTCATTGTATGATCGGCAAAAAAGTGATTATGGAATTACGAAGGAAAACTTCAGTTAGTGATGGGCTTGGTGGATATACTGAAGCTTGGGCTGGCTTGCGCAAGATCACAGGCGTCCTCTCTACTATCAAAGGGGATGAGCGGTTGAGTGCAGACAAACTTACAGTGATTGCGGATTTCCATTTTTACATAGATTATCCTATCGGGGAAACAATCACTGAAAAAGATATCTTTGTCAAAGGCATGACAGGATATAAGATTATATATATTAATGATATGGGAGCGAACCAAAAGCAGAGATTACGAATAACTTTGAAAGAGGAAATATGATGGTTATTAATCTTAAATGGTATGATAAAAAAGTAATTGACGCAGTAGAAAAAGGGGCAATAGATGCAATTAAAAAAGGTTGTTTTATGATAGAACGTGATGCAAAAATATTACAGACTCCCCACGTAGATACTGGACGTTTAAGATCATCTATATCAAGTAATTGGACTGGTAGCGGGATGTCAAGAGGTAAAGTAGAACCTCCTGCAAAATCTGAAGATGGAGTAAGTCAACCTACAGAAAAATTAACTGGTAGGATAGGAAGCAATGTGGAATATGCACGCAGAATCGAATTAGGATTTGTAGATGTTGATTCGCTTGGTAGGAAATATAACCAAAAACCTTATCCCTATTTGCGACCTGCACTTCACAAGAATGAAAAGAAAATATTAGAATTATTTAAGAAAATTATTTAGAGGTATTTATGCAAGTATTATTTGAAGGTATCTGGGATAAATTTAATATCGCTAATGGCACAGCCCTAAAAGGTGCAGTAACTGGAATGTATTTTAGCGAGGCTCCTCAGGGGACAGCATACCCATATATCGTTTATCACAAAATTAGTGGCGTGCCTGGTTATACTTTTAGTGAGGATATGGAAAATGTGCTAATACAATTCAATATTTATGATAATAGCAGTAGTTCGACTAAGATTAACGATATATACGCTAAACTGACGGCGCTATATGATTGGTGCAATTTAAATGTAGATGGTTGGAACTCGATATATATGAAAAGGGAATTAGATAATTTGACAAGGGATAATGATATCTGGAATTATTTTTTACAATTTAGGCTTGAGATTCAGAAATAGTAAAAATAAATAAGAAAGGGGTGATTAATAATGGCAGAAGTAGCGGGATATGGCGGAAGTATAACTTGCGATGATTTAGTTGCAGGCGTTAAATCTTGGAATTTAAACTTAGTGGGTGATGCTTTAGAGACAACTGATTATGAGGATGCAGGAGTCAGAACCTATATAGCAGGACTGAAAGGCTGGACTGGTAGTTGTGAAGTAAACTGGGATGTGGACAACCATGCTTTAGATGTTGGAGCTTTGATTACAAACTTAGTATTTACTATTGTAGCAACTACAACCAAATATACTGGAGCATTCGCAATAGTTACTGGAATTAGTGTAGCTTCTCCAGTTGAAGGTTTAGTAACAATGTCAGTTAGTTTTCAAGGAAGTGGTACTTGTATCTTGACTCATCCATAAAAATAAATTAAGAGAATGAAAGAAGGTGAGATAAATGGCTGAAAAAGCTGGAAAAGTAGGTGCAATTTATGCTGCTTATGGTGACGGTATAGATATTGCTAATGAAAGTAGAACTTTAAGTGGTGGTGTAATATCATTAACCAAGACAAATGTATTAGTTAGTAAAGTAACTTCTGATGGCGCAGGGGCTATTCCAATAACAAAGTCTTGGTATTGCACGGTTCAAGGTGAATTACATGTAACTGGTGGCGAAGATGATACCGTATATGTAACCTATAAATATTGGAATGTTGGAGTGTATGCCCACAAAGATGCTATAACCTGGACACTTAGTACGGAAAAAAATGTAGGTGATAGGATATTACCAACCACTCCGAATGATTATTACTATGAGGTTGCAGAGGGTGGAGCAGGTACGACAGGTGAAACCGAACCAGCTGAATGGGGAACTGTTGTTGGTGGAGAAACTGTAGATAATACAGTTACTTGGACTTGCCACTCGTATTCAGAAGTTGGTCAGGTTGCTGGATTCTTTAACTGGAGCTTTAATAAAGTAGGCGATGCACTTGAAACTACCGACTATAGCGATGCAGGAGTCAGAACCTATATAGCAGGACTGAAAGGCTGGACTGGGAGTGCAGAAAAGCACTGGATAACCGAAGTACCATTGGATTGGATAGGCACATTGTTGATTATTAAATTATATGTTGATAATGTTACCTCTCCTACATTACGGTATGAAGGTTGGGGCGTGATTGTTGGGCATGGTGTAACTTCAGCAGTAGATACTTTAGTTAATGAAAGTTTAAGTTTTCAAGGCGACAGCGTATTAACTTACGAAAGCACTTAAAAAATAAATAAGGAGTAATATTATGAGCGATAAATTAGAGAATATTACTGGCAGCGGTATTCCCATTACCATAAAGGGCAAAGAGTATAAACTTGGTATATTTGGTATGCGGGACTTAGCTGATTTTCGGCAGTATATAAAAGGACAGCGGATCAAGATAATTCAGGATGCTATAATTGATAATGCTGAAAGGATTGAATTAGTAAATAGTATTCTGGAAAGCAATGTAAATGAAACAAAAGAATTAACCACTATGGACGGAATCTGTTTTATGCTATGGAAAAGCCTGCAGAAATACCAGCCAGAAATAACTTTAAAAGATGCAGACGAATTGATAGATTTAGATAATATTGCCGAAATATCTAATGTCATAATGAAGATAGGGGGGCAGGTAAAAAACCCTCCAGTGAGAGCAAAGAAGAAATAAGCTGGCATAAAGCCTTTGCTCTCCTGTCAAGATATTATGGCTTTACAATTACCGAAATAGGGGATATGTCTATATATCAATTCAATTCATATTTAAGTGATATATCAGAACTTGAGAAAATGTTTTCAGGGGGCGAATCAACACAGGGAAAATCCATAAATACAGAAGATTTAATCAATATGGCAAGAAAGAAAGGAATAAAAACCCCCAAGAAATATTAAAGAAGGTGGATAAATGGCGACAAAATTAGGTGATGCCTATGTGGAAATGTCAGCAAGAGATAGTCAATTAGTTCAAGATTTGGGCAATGCACAGAGCAAAGTCAGCAAGTCTGCGGATGCTATGGCTCAAAAATTGGCTGGTATCGGCAAAGGAATGGCTATTGCCGGTGCGGCGATTACCGCTGCCTTTGGAGTGATAATAAAGAAAACTATGGATGCTGGCGATCAATTCGATAAGATGAGCCTGCGGACAGGCATTTCAGTTGAAACCTTATCATCTCTTGCCTACGCTGCCGATATAACTGGAACGAGTATTGAAGGCATGGAAATAGGATTAAAATTTCTGACTAAAGGTATGGATGATGCTTCAAAGGGAACCGGTGAAGCCAAAGATGCCTTTGAGGAATTAGGAATATCTATTACAGATACGGAGGGTAATCTAAGGCCTACTATTGATGTTATGAAAGAGGCCGCTACCAAAATAGCTGCTATAGAGAATCCCACAAAACAGGCTGCCCTTGCTATGGAATTATTCGGGGCAAGGTCCGGAACTCAACTAATCCCATTACTTAAAGAAGGCGGAGCAGGCATTGAAGAATTAATGAATAAAGCCAAAAAATTGGGAATAACTATGTCTACCGAAGCAGCAAGTGCTGCAGCAGAATTTAAAGATAGATTGACCGATTTAAAAGGTAGTTTGGCTGGCGCAGGAAGGATGATTGGAGATACTTTAATTCCTGCCCTTACTCCATTAATTGAAAAAGTTGTCGAAATAGTAGGAAAAATTAAAGCCTGGGCAGAAGAAAATAAACCGCTGGTACAAACCATAGTAAAATTCGTAGCAGTAGCAGGCGGAATAATGGTTGTTCTTGGTCCCATTTTAATGATGTTGCCAGCATTGGTTACAGCTTTTTCGGGATTGGGTATTGTCATAGCGGCCATAAGTAGTCCTATTGGTATAATCATAGCAGCAGTAGCAGCTTTGGCTTTAGCCTGGACTACTAACTTCGGTGGTATTCGAGATTTTACTGATAAAGTAATAGAAAAAATGCAGCCAGGTTTGGAGCGGTTAGCAAAATTGATAGATTGGATTAAAGACAGTTTAAAACTGCTTGGAATGCAGTTAGGAATTATAACAGAGGATTTAGCTGGTGGTGGAGGAGCAGCAGGAGCTTTCGCTGATTCTATGGAAGAAATCGGTAGCGTTGCTGACCAAATTAAAGAAAAACTTGGCGGAACGATTGAAGAACTTAAAAAAATGGCTGATTTGGAAGTAATTTTTAGACCCGCAGAAGAAGCTATTAAAAAGATAATTGATTCAATGACCCCTTACGAAAAACAGTTACAGGCTGTTAATAAAAGATATGATGAAGCGATTGAGAAGATAAAAACCTATATAACGGAAGAAGAAGAATTAAAAGCTGCAATAGACAAACTTAATGAAGGAAGAAAAGCAGAAATAACCTTACTTGATAGGGAAAAAACAGCACTTGAAAAAGTAGCCGAAGCGAAACAAAAACTCGTTGATTTAACAAAAAGCCTGACTGATAAGATATATGAATTTACTCATACAGAAGAAGAAGTAAAATTGAGGGATATTAATAGGGAATATGATTTATTAATAGAGAACGCCAAAGAAGTATTTACCAGCAAGAAAGAATTAATAGAAGCAATAAAAATAATTAATGGAGAACGACAAAAAGAGATTGATAATATTGGTGGAGTGATAGATAAAAATAAAGAATTAGTTGAGGCTAATAAAGAAGTAGCAACATCTTCTGATGAAGTAAGAGAGGCAACAGTAGAAGCAGGAACTACCGCAAAAGAAGCAGGTAGAATAGGTATGGAATCATGGGAAGGAATGACTGTTGTAATTAGAAGTGCAACGGTAGCTTTATCAAATTTTAGTAAAGAATCAGTAGCTGCAGCTATAGCACAACTTAAAATAAAATTTCAACTGAAGTGGGGAGATATTCAAAAATGGATACAAGAAGCTGGTATTTATGCTTCATTAGTTACAGGGCCGTATGAATTAGCCTTAAAAATGCTCAATAAACAGATTGCGGCAATTAAGTATGGATTTAAAGAATATCAGGAAATATTAGCCAGTTTGGATGGGGGTAGTAGTGGCGGTAGCTCTAATGTGCCTTCTTATGCAGTAGGCACACCATACGTTCCAAAAACAAGTTTAGCTGTGGTGCATAAAGGGGAAGAGATTAATCCCCCGGGACAAAGGAGTTATGATCAAAGAAAATCTTATTCGTCTACGTCAAGTATAAATATAATGCCCGGGGCCATTAATATTATTACTCCGAAATTCTCAGAAGCCGATGGTCAGGATATGTTCAGGATTATAGAGAGGCAGGCAAAGATGAGGGGTTTAGGGTTGGTGAGGACATAATGGATATAAAAATAGGTACGGCGACAACCGAATCAACATTTACCAATACCGTAGTTGAAATATCTCGGCAACCCGTTATATCATCACATATAAATCTTGATGGTTCAGTTAAGATACAGAAAGCACCGATTATGAAAAGAATATTTACTGTTACGTTAATCAAGCCAACTCCAACGGAAGTCACTAATATCGAGACCGAACATGACAAGAATATAACTTTAAATTTTATTCATAAATCTGTAACTTATACTGTTATGTTTAACGGGCCGCTAAACAAATCGACCGGCGAATACAGCATATCATTTACATTGCAGGAGGTCTAATATGCAAGATTTGCTCGGACTTGCTATAAGTGATTTTAAGAAAAGTTTGATTGTGGTATTGGCAAAGGTAGAAATCGATTCCAATGGCGCGGGGAATTTCCAGCAATTACCTGACGTGAAAGATTTTTCTATTAGTACCAATATTGAAAATGAAGTTTCACGATTCTGTTCTTATTCCTTCTCAATAACCTGTCTTAATACTGATGACCGGTATTCACCTTTCAGAGTAGGTTCGACTTATTATAACTGGGTAAAACAGGGAAGAAGGATAAAGTTATATATCGGGATAAAGGTAAATGGATCTGATTATTATTACCAAAGCATTTTAGGCAGGATTGACCGGTACGGATTAGGGAAGCGATCAGGAGAGAATATCTGTACTATTACTGGTCGGGATTCAATGCGAACCCTTTTAGATTATAAGTTATGTTCTCCTAATACCTACTGGGGAGCGAGCCAAACCTTTGATACCGTTGCAAACCAAGCAGAATATTCTATGGATGGTACTTGTCAAGGTATATATATTGCTTATCTTGACAGTATTAGCCCCTATGACGGAAGTCATTTAAGTGAGATTTATAGTGGTTCGGAATGGGGATATCTGGAATCCACCAATAAATTTTTCTTCCTGGCTAATAGTATTCCTACTTTTAATGGCACGAATAATCTGAAAGTATATTATTTCAAGTCCCAGGTAGTTGAAAATGTGGTTGCAGATATATTATTAAATGCGGGTATATTTGCCAATGAAACAGAGAGAGACGCTTGGCTCGCAGGTGATTATGTAAAGGCCACCGGATATTCGATTGATAGAGTATGGTTTAATGCGGGAACGAGTGCTTTTGAGGCCATAAGGTTGTTGGCTGAGGTAGTGCGATACAGATTTTATTTTGACTATTCGGGCAATCCTATTTTTAAACCAAAAGCCTCTTTGGGAGAAGGAGTAGATACTTTTGAGAATAGCGATATAGAAGTAGAGTCAATTGAAGAAAATATTGATGAAATTTATAACAATATTATTGTTTTGGGAGAGATAAAAGAAACTTTGGGTTAGAAAGAAAAAAGATAGGAGATAATTTATGTCAATAGATATAGGTAATCCTGCAGTTTATGGACAAGCTTATTATACACATACTAATACGACATTTATCAACAAAACTAATCCTGCTAATGCCAGTGGTAAAATAACTTTAGTAGCAATTTATGCTAATTCAGCAATGACTGGTGTTGAAGTTGCAACTTTCTATCAAGTAAGTACTAACGTATTCTCCACTCGTGGTAATGTTGCAATAGGAAATATAGGGGCAGGTTACTCCCAGCATGCGGTAAATCTTGATGTTCAAGCGGGAGACTATATAGGAATATATTTTGTAACTGGAACTATAAGGCTCGACCACCCTCACGATGGAAATTGGTTATTAATAGGTGAAGATTGTATTCCTTGCACAAATACAACATTCGTTTTCTCTACTACCACTACTCTCTCATTGAGTCTTTACGGAACAGGCTATATTCTTATTACTCCTTCTGTAGTTACAAACGAAGTAACCGGGATAAGAAGGGTTGATCCTTCCAAAGTGAACGCAAATGGAAACATAACTAATGATGGTAGTGAAGGTGCTGAAAAAGTAACTACAAGAGGGTTTAAATATGGACTGACACAAGCAGATACTTGGGATATTCATGAAGATGGAGCATGGAATGAAGGAACATTTTTATTAGAAATAACTGGATTAGACTCTGATACTATTTATTACGTTAGAGCCTATGCAGATAATATCAAGGGAAGGGCTTTTGGTTCTTATGTCCAATTCAAAACAGCAGCCCCTTACTGGGCAAATAAAATTGAGATAAAAGCAGAGGCAACTGCTTCGGATGCAGATATTGCCAAAGTGGGGGGCAAAAAGACACTGACTATCAATAATCATCTTATACAAAATATGAGTATTGCACAGAATATAGCCAATACATATTTGGCTGAATATAAAGACCAAAAAATAATAATGGTGTTTGATAGACCCATTCCCTTGCCTTATGAAATAAGCGATACTATCTGTACCTGGCCAAGTGAGGCAATATTACCTTATAGACTTGCTGCCGTTGCAGAGATAGAGTATAAACTTGCCACAGAGGCAGAGCATTATTACAAGAGTCTTGGCAGGTATTCAATGATAAGAAAAATCAATTTGAGATTTAGTGCCGGTAATTATATCAGCACATTAGAATTGGAAAGATAATTTGAAAAATATAAAAAAAAGAGTTATAATGGGGAAGAAATTTAAAAATAATTAAGGAGTTTTAAAATGAAAAGAAAAGTGATATTTTCAGTTTTTAAAGTATTGCCCTTTTTTTTGTTAGCTTTCTTAATATTGAGTTCTTTACTAATTTCTGGATGCTCACCTTCAGACTTGATTTTTGGTCCTTCTGGTTCTATTAGTGTGACTACTTATCCTTCTGGTGCAAAAGTATTTCTGAACGGTAATAATACAGGAGAAGTTACCCCTTGCACCTTAACAAATCTTGTAAAAGGATCTTATGAGATCAAGATAATTTATGAAGATAAAAGTTATACAAAAACAGTAATGGTTTATTCCGGTTGCCCTACTTCTGTATATAAAGATTTGTTTCCCCGGCTTGAAAAGATTATTATTAATCCTGATTTTTTATATACAAAGATAGGAGAAATCAGAGAATTTTCTATAATTACCGCTTATTATTTTGATGTTGATCATTGGCCAACAAAAATTAAATTAAGCGATTGCAGTTATGTTAAAGATAATGGTCATGCTACTATTAATAGCGAAAATGAAACTTTTACCGGTGTTTCAAAAGGTCAAACCATAGTTACTGTATCCTATACCGAGAGGGAGTTTACGAAAAGCGATATTGTAGATATATATATATGCACTTTTCCAACACCTTCTCCTGAACCTGAGCCTGAACCCGAGCCTGATGAAATATTACAGGCTAAAGTTACATTTACCAAATTGGAACAACCTTCTAATTATGCTTGGGTCTATTATGAAATTGAAAATACCGGTAACGTAGATATAGACTTTTATCAAATATGGTTTACGGTGAAATGTACCGATGATAGCGAATATACTGATTATACTGTTGGAGCATCTCTCAAAGTAGGAGATAAACGAAATGCCATTGGTCTAATTAATATCGGGGAAAAGACAGCAGAATCTGTTGAGATTAAAAACTGGGAACTAACTAATTATGATCTTTAAATTGCAGAAATTTTTATAATTAAAGAAATTTAAAATTAAATAAACCGAGAGCAACTAGATTGCCAGATTTTAAAAAGGTTTTTGACCTTTTAAGTCTGGCTTTTTTATTAAATAAGAAATGAGGTGATAATTTATGCCATATAAATTTACCCAGGAATCGGGAGAAGGTTTTAGAGTTATTACTCCTGACAAATCCGATGCCCTGGAAGATACCAATGAGGTTCGGCAAATACTTGATGATCTGGGTGATTTATTAGGTCATAGCAAAAGAGATGATTTATACCCCAAAGATGGCTCTAGTGGAGGAAAAATTACTAAAGTTACTTTTCCTGCTATTCAAGTTCCCTCTGCTGATGCAAATACATTAGATGATTATAAAGAAGAAACGTGGACACCTGCTTATACATCTACAGGCGCAGAATTTACTTACACTAATCAGAATGGCACATACGTCAAAATCGGAAAGATAGTTTTTATTACATTTACTATTACTACTACAGCAGTTGGTGGAACGACAAGTAATGCTGTAACTATAACAGGATTACCGTTTGTTCCTGCAAATGAAACGGGTATCTCTTTTGCGGTTAGTAATATAGCGTATATTCCGATGGGTGCTATAGTGACAGACAATGTGATATACCTACGTCGCCAGAACACATTAACTCAACTCGTAGCAGCTGACCTTGCTGGTGATGGTCAGTTCTTGGTTGGTTCTGGGTTCTATTCGATATAAATTAAGGAGATGACGTAATGACCGACAAAATCACTAAAGAAAGATTGGCAATAATAGAAATAAGGAGATGATGCAATGATCAAAGCACTTATAGAAAATTATAAAGAATTAACTGCTGCCGGGGTAGTTGTAATAATGATGGCTTGGTATTTATGGCATCAGACGAAGCGGCAGGCTAAAAGGGAAGATGATCAAGATAAAGAGCGGGTCAAAAGAGAAGAAAAGCGGGACACGGACCAAAAAGAAGAAAGGGATTATTATAGAAGCTTAGTTAAGGATGATCTACGGAAAAATATTGATCTAAATGTCCAGGGGATTACCCTACAGAAGGAAATGATGAATGGTTTTAAAGAGCATAATGGCCACGCGGAAAAGTTCTCGGAAAAGGTAATTGAATCGCTTGACGCTATATGTAATAAATTGAATGGAAAGGTGAAATAAAATAATGACATTAGGCGATTTATCAACGAATTTCTGGTCATCTGAATTTAGATGCCCCTGTCCGAAATGTAAAAGAATAAAGGTCCGGGTAAGCAGCCTATTTCTATTTAAATTAGAGATGGTAAGGATGGCCTTTGGCAGTTTACCGGTAATTATATTAAGTGGGAACCGTTGCCCCGAAGAAAATAAAAGGGCAGGGGGCATTTCTGACTCTGAACATATCCCTGATCCGGATGGAGAAGCTGCCGATATAAAGATAAAGGGAGTAAAGCCTATTGATATCGGATTGGCTGCTGAAAAGATTGGCGGCATGAGAATAGGAATAGCAAAAACTTATTGTCATTTAGATATTAGATCACCAAGGCCAAGCAAGTATTGGGCTTATATAGGAAATAAAATTATCTATTCAGCAAATATAGAGAATAAGAATTTATTAAAGTTTTACCAGATCTTAACAGAAGGAAGATAAAATTATGAAATTTAGGATATTTATTTTGATCTTTTCTCTGATAACTTTATTATCTTTAGTTGGCTTATGTGAAAAAGAAAAGATAGAAATAATAGACTTAACTGCTGATAATTTTCAAGAAAAAGTCTTAGGACCTGACAAATTAATTATTATAGATTTTTGGGCTGAGTGGTGTAAATATTGTAAACTGTTAGATCCGATTATTGAAAAATTAATTATATTCAATCAGCAATACAATAAGGATAAAATTGAATGGTTTAAGGTAGATGTAGATAAGAGCAGAAAGTTTTTAAATAATTTCAGACCACTAAGGGGATTGCCTGTTTTAATATTTTATCGAAACGGAAAAGAGATTGACCGAATGATAGGATTTCAACCATTTCTTAAAATACAAGATAAAATTAATTTACTTCTAAAGGAAGAGAAGAAAGAGAAAAAAGATAAGAAAAATAATTGCAATGGTGGGGTTTGTGATCCACCGGAAGAATAGTTGCACTAAAAATAAATATGACTATACTATTGTCGAAAGGAGGTGAAAACAGATGACTAAAATATTAGAATTACTTGGAGTATTGGGGGGGCTAATTCCTTTAATACTAACCTTGATCAAAGAATTTGAAACTCCTGGATTCGGTGCCGAGAAAAAGAAAGTAATATTAGATTCAATCAGTTTACTTTATGATAATCTTAATATTGCTGCTATCTCCAAAGATAAACTTTTAGGTATTGCAGGTACATTTATTGATATAGCGGTAGCTTTCTTTAATTTGGTGGGCTGGTTTAAAAAATCAAACCCTACGCCCAGTACCTAGGAGATAGCTGGTTAGAGAAGAGAACTATTCCTCTCTGGACTAAACTATTTAAAAGTTTGGGTATTTATGATGAAGATTATCACAAAAAATACAGAGAGTACCTTCACAGCGAAAGGTATTTAACTTATATTAATTTGGTAGAAAGTGATATACGAGAGAAAATAGAATCAGCGAACAAAGATAAAGTTGATCAATTACTTAAAGAAATATTTGGAGAGAAAAAGTTTGTATGTCCGGATCTTCCTAAATAAATATTACTTGCCATTTGCTCGCACGTTTCTTCACTTAAATTCCTCCTAAATTCCCCCCTAAAATACAAGGGTTTAGGGGGGTTATTTTTTGCTTAATAATGAAAAATATGCTATAATTTATAGAGAAAAAGAAGCAAAATTAGGAGACCTCTTAATATGTCTAATAGAAAAAAATATTATATTGAGAACAAAGAGAAGATATTAAAATATGGTAGTCAATGGCAAAAAGATAATCCTGAAAAAGTAAGAATATATGTTAAAAAGTGGAAAAAGAACAATCCTGAAAAAGTAAAGGAACAGAGAAAAAGATATCGTAAAAGTGGAAGAAAAAATGAATTAAATAAATTACGTTGGAAAAGATCACAAGAACGGATTAATAATTACAAATTATTAAAGGGTTGTGCAATTTGTAATTATAATAAATGTGTTGATGCTTTAGAATTTCATCATAATGGAGATAAGGATTTTTGTATATCAGGGGCTATTGGGCATGATATTAGTCATAAAAGAATTAAAGAAGAAATGGATAAGTGCATAATACTTTGTTCTAATTGTCATAGAGAATTACACGCAAAATTAAGAAAATGATTACAACTATTTTTTTATATGTATTTTTATCCCTATTCCTGCTATTGTACGTTCAAATCTTGCCTATTACATAGGGAATCATAAACGAAAGACACAATTTGCTGCTACGTTAATCCTGGTGCGATTTAGGGGTATATTGTCTTTTTTATTAAATATTTCAAATTATTTTCCCCAAAAAGAAGGATTTTTCATTTTAATGTAGTAGTAATATATAGAAGATAAAAAAAATATGTGTTTAAGGGGGTAGTCGGGTGGGGCAAATAATAAGAAATGATGATATTATTTCCTTTAACTGTACTATAAAACTAAATTATAAAAATTGTGATGTTGCCTTAAAAAGATTTGGTAATGTTGTAGACCTGACTATCACAATTATTAGCGGCAAGGGATATATCATAGAAAAAAATAAAACTTTTATTTGCAATCCGGGTTATAATCATATTCTGAACTATCTTAATGAAAATATTAATTATATCAATGATATATACAATGATATCATTAAAAAAGGTATCCAAAACGATAATAAAATAATGGATTTTGAAGCAGGTTAAAAAAAAATAAAAAATATATGAAATAAATTTGACAAATAATAATACCATGTGTTATTATGTTTGTGGTGATATAAAAATATGGGTAAAAGAATAGAAATAGATATCGCAAAAATAAAAGATAACAGAATTAAAAAACTGGTTAATCTCGCTCAAAAGCATGATATAAGTCCTACTGCAATGGCTCATTTTATCGGGGTAAGTTATGGTACTTATAATAGATACCAGCAAGGCAGGACTATCCCACAAAGTGAGAATACCAAGGCAGTCATAGATAATATAATAGCTAAATTAAAATGAAAAAGGGGAAAAAGCGTTATGATACTCAAATGCCCTTAAATTACCACAATTGAATAGGTGGCGGGTATCCGGGTAACATTTTTTTAGAGATTTTACA